ATGTTCGCCAGTGATAAGGCGTAGGAGGTTATCGTGTTAGCAGTAGCGAGTAATTTAACAGTCGAGCAACGCCTTGATAAGGCAGTGGTAGCTATCATGGGACACCCAAGGTATGTTGCGCTTGCAGGGGTGTTGATGATAGGGGAGCGTGGCGTACGTGATGACGTACCAACAGCTTGTACCAATGGGCGTGATGAGTACTATGGTCGGGCGTTCGTTGATGGTATATCTGATACACAGTTACGTTTCGTTATATTGCATGAGTGTTATCACAAGATGTACAAGCACCTGACTACGTGGAAGCATCTTAGCGACAAGTGCCAAATGACAGCAAACATGGCGTGTGATTACGTTATCAATTTACAGATCATAAATGATAACCAAGATGGTTTTGCGACTGGTATCAAGGGCATGTGCATTGACGAGAAGTATCGTGGCATGGATTCGCAACAAGTATTCGATCTGCTGTACGAGGAGAACCAACAACAGCAGGGACAGGGATCTGGAGGCGAAGGTGATGATACAGGTGATAACGAGTCAGACAGTGAGGGGGGACAGCCTAGCTCACCGGGAGCACGTAATGGACAGCAACCCCTTGACGAACATGATTGGGAGGGTGCGCAGTCTCTTGGTGAGGAGGAGAAGAAGGAGTTAGCCAAAGAGATTGACGAGGCTATACGGCAGGGTGCTATGTCAGCAGGGAAGATGGGTAGCGGTGGTGAGCGTACTGTTGCCGACTTACTTGAGCCACAGGTTGATTGGCGCGAGGTGTTGCGTGAGTTTATTACATCTACCTGTAGTGGCTCTGACTATGCTACATACAATCGACCCAACCGCAGAATGATGCACAGGGGTATTTATATGCCGAGCGGAGTGTCCGAGCAGGTTGATGAGTTAGTAGTAGCCATTGATACATCGGGTTCTATCGGAGATCAAGAGGTTGCTATATTCCTGACTGAGATCAAGGCTATATGTGAGACAGTGCACCCCAAATGTGTACGCATACTGTACTGGGATACGCAAGTGTGTAGTGAGGAGAAGTATGATACACACGAACTTGACAAACTTATACAATCTACGAAACCGACGGGCGGCGGGGGTACTGATGTTAACTGTGTAACGAGTTACATGAAGGATAACAACATCACCCCGCAAGCAGCAATTGTTCTTACTGACGGTTACTTGTATAGCGGTTGGTCTACGTGGTCGTGTCCTGTGCTGTGGACAATACTTGATAATAAGCAAGCGGTACCTGACTGTGGTAAAACAGTGCACATTAAATCGGGGGATATGGCATGAGTAGATTAGAGAGAATCGAGCGCGAGTTAATAACTTTTGTATTGAAGAACAACAAGCGAGAGATAGCAGACTTGGCAGGTATACACCGTAACACGTTGTTGTACTTTGTCAGTGGTAAACGTAGTTGTTCGTTTCACACGGTAATGAGAATTGAAAACGCAATCAACCTAATTAAAGAATATCCTAACGAGGAGTACTAGTCATGGCGATGTATCATTATAATTTAAACACGTTTAAAGATGTTGAGTGGCATTATGACCATATCGTACCTATTAGGGGTAGCGATAATATAAGACCTCTGGGCGATAGGGCGCGTAAGTGGGAACACATTATGAAAGTCAGTAGGAATAAGTATGTGTTGTGTGACACGTTACCCGAAGAAGGGAGTAGCAGACCTATATGGGCTGAGTCACGCGTAGGTCTTATCAAGCGAGCCGCTGTTACATGGACGCGTGACCCGAGTACTGGTATCGAGAGAATACGCATACGCAATGGTTCTGGGGATTACGCGCACAACAGTAGGTATCGTTTCCTTGAGCGTGCGCTACCTAGATGTTTCGACTTCATTATTAACTCTGGTAAGCAGTTCGTACGAGCGTATTCAGATGGAGACAGACAATACTTACCTAAGTCCAAGTGGGTAAGTGAGGAGTTGTGCGATCATTACGAGACGATGCGGAGTAGGTACAGAACGCATGGGATGACTAGGAGAGACGATAAGAAGTACCTAGAGTACGAACGTGACCCAAACACCCACAAATGGTTACTAATACATGGTAATCATAAGCGCCCAGTAACACGTTATCGTATTGATAAGAAAGCTAAAAGTAATTACCGCCAAGCGTGTAAAGCCTTTGTTGAATGGGCGTGGACGATGAAGCCGTTGTTGGTTGATGATTTGGCTAACGATTGGGAGACACGTCAGCGTATACAGCTAGGTTACGGAACAGCGTTTTCTACGCCTGAGGAGTTTCGTAAGGTGTTAGCTGATGAGAATGATGGGAGGCGTACCCCCGCTGTATCCTACATAATGAATCAGATGGCTGAATGGGATTGGAAAAACTCTAGGAACAATTTAACTGATGATCCCCACATATTCCGCAGACAGTTCTTAAACCAAGTGAATCAGTATGCAGGGTTCAAACAAGCACACTACGAATTTAAGGAGGGTTAATCATGTCACATCCAGATACGTCAGCCTGTAAACGATATATCGACAGTGAAGGTAATAAGTGCCGAGTTATGTTGGTGAAAGACTTGGAAAAATGGGACGATCAAGCCGCCCCAGTGAACAATGAGGGAGCGGGCAGTGCGGCGGAGCACAGTACGTTTAAGGCATTCGTTAAAGGTGCGAGCGCACATCTTAAAGGGTGTAAGGGTAAGGAGTATGTAACAGCTAACGGACATAAAGCAATTGTTACGTTGTATATGCCCGACGATGTAATGGAAATAGGTAGTGTGTCTATAGAGCAGTACTCCGACGACAACCCTATATACCACGTAACGAGTCACCATATAAAGAACAGGAGGTTTTGCCCGTACAACAGTCCGTACGAGTACCGTACTGTGTCTAGTGTGAATATCGATAAGGCTCTCGCTAATGCGCGTAAGTACTTGAAACCTAACAGGTTAGCAGACGTGGCTAGGATATCGTTCGAGGCGGCGCGTGAGGAGTGGAGTAGGGTAGTTAATGGTGCGCGGCGTTTGGTTAGCACAGCGGTACAGGATTTAGGTATGGACTACTCCCCTACGCAACGCGGGAGCGGCGGTATGCCTGAGTTGCTTAGTGAGGCTATACGCTTGACGGAAATGGGGTTAGTCAAATTCAGTGATGGGGTAGGGGAGAAGCTGGGTGCCTTCCAAGAGGCTCTCGCTAGGTACGAGTCTGCTTCTGCGGACAAAGAATCTATGTTATGTTGGATTCACCCCGACTATAAAGGTGACATGGTTACAGACATGCACGCCTTCAGTATTACTAGTACAGGCTCCGACCCCCAAGACGCTCGGTTGGGGCGGTGTCCATTCAATAAGAATTTTATGATGCAGGGACAGCTTAGCGTACCCAGTAACGAAGTATCAGAAGGTGTACAACATAAGGTGGCCGCGTTGAGTATCTGTGAGGATTATGAGTTTGTGGAAGATGTTGGCTTTAAGTTTAATAACAGTGTATATTACGTGTACGCAGAGGAGTAACACTATGGCTATGACCCCCGAAGGTAAAGTTAAGAAGAAGTGTGTCGCCTACTTAAAAGAGATTGGCGCGTATTACTTTTTCCCTGCTACAGGTGGCTACGGTAAGAGTGGTGTGCCTGATATAGTAGGTTGTTATAAAGGTAGGTTCTTTGGTATCGAATGTAAGGCAGGTACTAATAAGCCTACTGAGTTGCAGAAGGTGCAGTTGAAACAAATCCAAGAGGCAGGTGGTATTGCTACTGTAACGAATGAGGATACAATTCATTCACTACGGTATATTTTGCATGGTCTACCCGAGCCTAACCCTAACCAGTTAGAACTAGACATATAACTTTGGAGGAATAAGATGAGTAAATTAAGGCCGTTTGATAATAACGAGATATCCGCAGTTTTAAGGATAGCTGAAAAACTGTTCACGAACGATATAAAGGGTGAGTATACGATAGATATTTGCTTTCAAGTAGCACGCAATTTCGTTGCGCATGGTATATTTGTACAGAAAAGGTTAGACAGTGGGCATTATATGTACAGCCCAGATGGTACTTGTGTTGGGTATATAGACAGTACCGATGACGGTAAAGCACTATACGCAGGAGATAGATAAAATGAGTATTGACGATGCAACCCCCCAAGATTGGGACGCGTTGAGAGAGAAGCACCCTGAGTTAGTGGGGAAGTGGGGTGAGTATAGGGAGAAGTACCCTGACGACCCCATTGATGATCGCCTTCCAGTAGAAGATCCAATTAATAGCCCCCTACATTATAATATGGGTGGGGTGGAGTGCATTGAAGGCATTGAGTCTAGTATGTCTCCTAACGCGTTTCTAGGCTATCTAAAAGGTAACTGCATGAAGTACCTGTGGCGTTATGACTACAAGGATAAGCCTGTCGAAGATTTAGAAAAAGCCCAATGGTACCTTAACCTGCTAATTGATAGGGTGAAGTAATGGATTTGATTACCTTAGACTTTGAGACGTATTACGACAAAGACTTCTCTTTACGTAAGGTTACAACCGAAGCCTACATTCGTGACCCTCGCTTTGAGGTGATCGGTGTAGGCGTTAAAGTTAACGATAACGAAACTGAGTGGGCGAGTGGAACACATGAACAGATCAAACAATACCTCCATACTTTCGATTGGGCAGACGCTATGCTCCTTTGTCACAACACTATGTTCGACGGGGCTATTCTATCTTGGATTTTTGATGTTCGTCCTCGCGTGCTGGCTGATACTCTGTGTATGGCTCGCGCACTGCATGGTGTCGAAGTTGGGGGAAGTCTCCACGCGCTTACTCAAAGGTATAGTCTCGGTGCTAAAGGGACAGAGATTCTAAATGCGGTAGGCAAACGTAGGGAAGACTTCACCCCTGAACAGCTTGGTAGGTACGGAGACTACTGTATAAACGATGTGGAACTAACCTATAAGTTGTTTATGCGTATGGGTAAGAAATTCCCTAAGCAAGAGATGCGTATTATTGACATGACCCTGCGTATGTTTACTGAGCCTACGCTTGACCTAGACTTGGGGTTACTTGAGAAGCACTTAGAGGACACCAAGAAGGTTAAGGAAGCACTGGTATCAGGGTCTGGTGTAACACGCGAAGACCTGATGAGTAATAATAAGTTTGCCGAATTGCTCAAGGGGCTAGACGTAATACCGCCAACCAAGATTAGTCTCACTACAGGCAAGTCAACCTACGCGTTCGCAAAGAATGACGAGGCGTTTAAGGCGTTGGCAGGGCACGCCGACCCGAGAGTACAAGCACTCATTACTTCACGATTAGGTACAAAGAGCACGTTAGAAGAAGCACGTACTGAGAGGTTTATAGGTATTGCTAAACGTGGACTAATGCCCATCCCAGTGAGGTACTATGCCGCGCATACTGGTAGGTGGGGGGGCGATGACAAGATCAACATACAGAACCTACCTAGCCGTGGTGCCAATGGCAAGAAGTTGAAATCCAGTATCGTCGCGCCAATAGGTTACACACTAGTTGACTGTGACTCCTCGCAGATCGAGGCGCGTGTACTTGCGTGGGTAGCAGGGCAAAACGATTTGGTTAACTCGTTTGCCAACAAGGAAGATGTATATATTAACATGGCAAGTAAAATTTACAATGTTCCCGAAGACAAAGTAACGAAGGAACAGCGGTTCGTAGGTAAGACTACTATACTAGGTGCAGGGTATGGTATGGGTGCGGTACGGTTTGTTGAGCAGTTGAAGACGTTTGGTACTACTATACCTGTAGCCGAGGCGCGTAGGGTTATATCTATCTACCGCGACACTAACTGGAAGATCAGTCAGTTTTGGCGTAACTGTCAGCAGATGTTGCTAGAAATGTCACGTGACAAGACTTGTTCGTTTGGGGCTAAAGGTATCGTTAAGAGCGTAGAGACTGCTACTGGACACGGCATCCTGCTGCCGAGTGGTTTAGTGATGCGTTATGATGAGTTATCATACGAACAAGGGGAACGAGGCCCAGAGTTTAGTTATAAGACTAGGCGTGGGCGTACAAGAATCTATGGCGGTAAGGTGGCAGAGAACGTATGCCAAGCCATAGCTAGGTGCATCATGGGGGAACAGATGTTGGCGATAGCCAAGCGGTATAAGCCTGTATTAACAGTGCATGATTCCGTGGTATGCTGTGTACCTGATGGTGAGTTAGAAGAAGCCAGAGAATACATTGAGGCGTGCATGAGTACTACGCCTTCATGGGCGGAAGGTATGCCTATAACGTGTGAGTCTGGCATTGGTAAATCTTACGGAGACTGTGAGTAATGAGTAAAACTAAGAAAGACATAGAAAAAGCTATCAAAGAAGTGCACGAAGCGGCAGATAAAGCTATTGATGGGCTACAGGGAGAGGTACGGGACACGCGCAAACTAGTTGCGGGGTGGCTAGGAACAACAAGAGCAGTTAACAACGCTGAGTTCTTGGTTACGGCAGTAGGCGCAGTTATCGTAGCAATAATGATGTATAAACTAGGCGGCATGTAGTGAGTGTTGCTCCGTGGTCTTTCAGCAAGATAAAATCCTTTGAACAATGCCCTAAAAAGTTCTATCATCTAAAGATAGCGAAGGATTACAAAGAGTCTGAGACTGAGGCTATGTTGTATGGGACTGCGGTGCACTTAGCCGCTGAAGAGTATGTTAGAGATGGGAAACCGTTACCCCCAGAGTACAGTTATGTAAAAGCCCCGATTGATGCGCTATGCTCAAAGAAAGGGGAAAAACTCTGTGAATTGGAAATGGGGTTAACGGTAGACCTAGAACCTTGTGGGTTCAGAGATGATAATGTGTGGTGGCGTGGGATAGCGGATTTAGTTATACTGGATAGAGACACAAAGACTGCTTGGGTAATTGACTATAAGACAGGTAAGAATACTAGGTATGCAGACAAAGGACAGCTTGAGTTGATGGCACTCGCTGTATTTAAGCACTACCCTGACATTGAAACTGTAAGAGGTGGGCTTCTATTTGTTGTCTGTAACGAGTTAATACGTGAGACGTATGATTCAGCGTTGGCTGGTAAGATGTGGGAAAAGTGGTTAGCAGACTACGCCCGAATGGAACAAGCATGGGAAAAAGACGTGTGGAATGCACATCAAAGTGGTCTATGTAAACGACACTGTATAGTAACTGAATGCGTACATAATGGGAGACACTGATGCGAAAGAAGAGACCTAAGCAGGTGAACGCCCCTGTAGGTAGTGAAAAGTTTGAGAGAAGAATGGAACGCCAACGTGCAAGGCGTGCGTTTGATAAGAAGAATGGCAAAGCCGCACGTAAGGGTAGAGACGTTAGCCACAATAAGATGTTAAAGAGTGGTGGCAGTAACGAAGATGGTTACAAATTAGAGTGTCCTAGTAAGAATCGTGCTAGGAATGGGCATAAGCCTAAGAAAAAGTAGGTCGTTCGTGCAGGACGGTTGACGCTTAGCTTGATGCGTCTATAAAAACGTAGCGTTTGTTGTAGGTAATTCGACATAACGCCACAAAAATCGAGTTAGTCATAGGTTCTTGATTGTCCTACATAACAGACTTGGCCTCATCTGGACGAAGCGAGGCTACTTTTATCGTACGCGTACACCGCTTTACGAGGTTAACCAATGGAGAATAGAAATTGAAGATTGTAGATAATAAGGCGTTACTACTTATGTTACGTTCCCCCGGGAAAGTGACGAGTGTTATACCAAAGAGTAAGGTGTTATCACAACATGAAGTTTTGGTTAACTGGGGGGTAGATGAGACACAAGTGTTGCGCAATATAGGCATAAACGCCCCCTCGCCTATAGAAGGTAGGTATGAGTGGACAGGTAGGTACCACCCCTACGACCACCAAAAGACCACCGCAAGTTTTATGACACTAAACAAAAAGTCCTTCTGCTTCAATGAGCAGGGGACAGGTAAGACCGCCAGTGCTATATGGGCATCTGACTACCTCCTAACTCAAGGCAAGATTAACCGAGTACTAGTTATCTGCCCTCTATCTATTATGGAATCTGCGTGGCGTAACGACTTGTTTAGTTTTGCTATGCACCGAAAGGTAGACGTAGCGTATGGATCAGCGAAGAAGCGTAAAGAGATAATCGAAGGTGACGCTGAGTACGTGATAATAAATTACGATGGGGTGGAGATTGTACAAGACGCTGTACGTGCGGGCGGGTTTGACTTAATCATAGTTGACGAAGCCACACACTATAAAAACGTACAGACAAAGAGATGGAAGACTCTTAGAAAGTTAGTGGATAAGGACACATGGCTATGGATGATGACAGGTACTCCTGCGGCTCAAAGTCCGACTGATGCGTATGGTATAGCAAAGCTAGTGAATCCAAACGGAGTACCAAGATTCTTTGGTTCCTTCCGAGATCAAGTTATGGTCAAAGTGACCAACTTTAAGTGGGTACCAAAAGACGATGCTACTGATACGGTGCATAGAGTCTTACAACCTGCCATTAGGTTTACCAAAGACGAGTGCCTAGACCTACCACCTATGGTATATGTATACCGACAAATAGATATGACTCTCCAACAGAAGAAATACTATAACGAGTTAAAGAGTAAGATGGTTATGCAAGCGGCAGGGGAGCAGATAACAGCGGCAAACGCGGCAGTAAACATGAACAAGCTACTGCAAATATCGTCTGGTGCTGTATATACCGATAAGGGTGATGCGTTAGAGTTTGATATAACTAACCGCTATAAGGTATTGCGAGAGGTGATAGATGAGTCTAGTAAGAAAGTACTAATCTTTGTGCCTTTCAAGCACACCATTGACCTACTTACTGGTAAGTTGCGTGGGGAGGGTATAACTACCGAAGTCATACGTGGTGATGTACCTGCCTCAAAGAGGACGGACATATTTAAACGGTTCCAAG